GGGAGATACCGGGTGTCACCTCTGAAATGGCTGATGCGCTTGAGATGAGCGGCGGTGCAGCAACTGAGAAGGCTGAGGTAATCAACCGGCTCAAGGAGGCCATGGGTGAGCTGACGGGTGAAACTGACGCCAATACGAAAGCCGAGAGGCAGAACGCGGCGGCTAGGGCCGCTGCTGCCCAGGAAACACAGAAGTACCTAGATCAGCAGCTGAAGCAGCTAGCCTCTGCTCAGGACAAGACGTTCACCGCTGCTGCCAATCGCTACATTTCCGAACAGACGAATCTGACGGAAACCCAGAAGACCGCGATCCTTTCAGTTGCGGCTGCTCGTGACGCACAGAAGAAGGCCGATGACGCCGCGACGAAGGCTGGTAAAAAGAACGCTTCCGAGGCTGAGCAGTCGGCGAAGAAGCAGCTCAAGGACTTCGAGTCGACCGAGGAGGGCTACAAACGTCAAATCCAGCTGATCAACACCACGGGCGACAAGCAGAAGGATGCGACAGAAGTCGCGAAGCTTTCCTTCGAACTGCAGGAGGGCAAGCTGGGCAACCTGTCCAAGGCCCAGCAAAAGCGCCTGCTCGACCTGGCTGCAGAGCTGGACGCGCTGGACAAGATCAAGAAGGCCAACGAGGACGACCTGAAGCTCAGTGCTTTTAAGGCGGCCCAAGCCACGGGCACCCAGACTACGATCAATGGCTACGATCAAGACCTGGCAGGCATTGGGCGAGGAGACAAAGCCCGAGACCGTATGCGGGGTGAGCTGGCGCTGCGCCAGAAGTACGTCGAAGACCTCAGCGCCCTGAATGAGCAGCGCAACACCGGGCAAATCAGCCCGGAGCTCTACCAGCAGGAAACGCAGGTTCTCACCGATGAGCTGAACAAACGGTTATCTGCCCAGCAGAATTACTTCCAACGGGTCGATGAGGCGCAGTCAAGCTGGTCAAATGGCGCGTCAGCCGCCCTGGAAAACTATCTTGATAGCGCTTCTGATGTGGCTGGGCAGACTCAAGAACTGTTCTCCAATGCCTTCGGCAACCTGGAAGACGGCATTACCCAATTTGTGAAAACCGGTAAATTTCAGTTCAAGGATCTCGCCGACTCGGTCATCGAGGACCTGATTCGTATCCAGGTGCGCCAAGCGGCCGCCGGCTTCCTCAGTTCGGCGTTTGGCTTCCTGGGTGGCGGTACCCAGGCACTCGGTCAGGGCACGATGACCGGCTTCAGCGAAGTCATCCCGAATGCCAAAGGCGGGGTCTACGATTCGCCCAGCCTGTCTGCGTATTCCGGCGGCGTATACGACAGTCCGCAGATGTTCGCTTTTGCCAAAGGGGCGGGGATTTTCGCTGAGGCAGGCCCGGAAGCAATTCTACCTCTCCACCGAGGGTCGGATGGTTCTCTCGGGGTCATGGCTGCTGGTGCTGGGGGAGCTGGCGGGGAATCGTCGATCACCTTCGGCGGTATCACCCAGCACATCCAGGTTGGAGGGCAAGCCAATGCGGCCACTATCGCTGATGTTCGACGGGCTGCTGAGCAAGGGGCGCGGGATGGCTACGAGCTGATGCTACGAGACTTCAAGACCAACGGCGCCGGGCGGCAGATGCTGCAGCGGCGGTAACCATGCTAGGCCCGCTTCGGCGGGCTTTCTTTTTGGAGTGACCCAATGGCGGAGGAATGGCCCGAGGATCTGGAGCCCACCGAGGTCACCTGGGGCGTCGTCTACAACAACCGGGGGTTCACTTCCTCGCTGTCGAATGCCCAGCAGATCGTGGCTCAGCCTGGCTCCTACTGGAAGTGCACCATGACCTTCGGTTTCCTTTACGAGGAGGATGAGCGCGAGCTCACCTCGCTGCTGGGCCGCCTGCATGGCATGTTCGGCACGGTGAACATTCCGTACCTTACTCGCACGCGCTCCGACAACATCGGCGCGCCGACCGTTGCGGTAGCGAATGCGCAGGCAAGTAGCATGCAGTTGCAGGGCATGCTGGCCAGCAGGAAAGTTTTCAGTCGGGGCGACCTCATCACGATCAAGGGCGAGATGTTCGAGGTGGTGGAAAGCGCCACGTCTGACGCTGCCGGCAAGGTCGTGGTCTCGGTGAACAAGCGTATTCGCAAGCTGATAGCCGCCGGCAGCGCAGTCGAATACAAGAACCCATACTGCGAGATGCGCCGAATGGATGACAACAACGAGTGGACCACCCAGCCGGTGGTGTCGAACTCAACTCTTCAATTCCGGGAGGCATTCTGATGGCCAATGGCGTGTTCCCTTTTAGCCAGACCGTCGTCGACATCATCGCCAAGGGCAACTTCATGGCGGTCTATGCCTGTCAGCTGGACTTCCCTGATGGGATGGTCTTTGCGCACACCGGTACCGGCGACTTGGTGATCGACGGCATCACCTATCAGGGTGTTGGCAGCTTCGGTGCAGTAGGCCAGTCGCAGGAAAGCAGCAACTCGGGATCGCCCATGTCCGTTGACCTGACACTCAACGGCCTGGACACCCAGATCATCACCGAAACATCGCTGAAGGGCTGTCGGGGCCGCAACGGAAAGCTAATGTTCGTTGTGTTCGACGAGGATGGCACCTACGCGGCTGACATCCTGTTCAGCGGGCGCATGGATGCCGCCAAGTTCTCCTACGCCGGCAACGGCGAGGCAGGCAACAGCATTACGGTTCCGCTCATCGATCGGATGGCCGAATGGAACCGAACCGGTACCGAGCGCTGGACCGACGAGAACCACCGCGCGCGCCGGGAGGATGACCGTTTCTTCTTCGCGATCGCCCAGATCGCGGACTGGCCCATTTACTGGGGCGCCTCCAAGGACGCGCCGAAGTTCACCTACGAGACATAGCCATGCGAAAGCGCGATTGGACGACACAGCTTGCCAATACGATCAAGGCCGCCATCGAGCGGCCTTTTTCATGGGGCGAATTTGACTGCTGCCTGTTTGCCGCTGACTGCGCCCTGGCTGTGTGCGGTGTGGACCCCGCCGAAGCCTACCGCGGCTGCTACTCGTCCGAGGCCGGGGCCAAGCGCTTGTTGAAGAAGCTGCACGGCTCGCTGGAGGGAGCCTGGGACGCCTGCTTTGCCCGCATTCAGCCAGGCCTGCTGCAGCGGGGCGATATCGCCCTGTACGACGGCCCAAATGGCCGGGGTGTGGCGGTGTTCTGGGCTGATGAGTTTTGGTCGGTGTCTCCCGAGGGAGTCTGTCGTATCGAGTGTGAGCCGTTGACGGTGTGGAGAGTTGAATGAGTTCAGCAGTCAGGAAGGTTGCGCAGATCGCTGTTGGCGCGGTGATCGGCTTTGTCCAGGGTGGGCCGTGGGGAGCCGTGGCCGGTGCAGCCTTGGCCTTCTATGTGTCGTCGCAGCAGGACAAGCTTGATACCGGCTCGCTGCGTGCCGGTGAACCATCCAGCCAGACCCTGCGCTCGTCGAAAGCAGCTGCCCGGTTTGTGTTGGGCCGCGTGAGCACCGGCGGCGTGCTGGCTTGGGGGCAGGAGCAGGCCGGCGACCAGACCGATGGCGAATGGTTACACATGGTCTATGTGCTGTCGGAGGGGGAGATCGACGGGCTGGAAGACATTTTCCTGGGGGAGGAAGTGATCGCGGCCTATGGGGGCCATGCTTCCTACGAGCTGGTCACCAACCCGACCCAGGTGAACGCCTTCCTCAAAGCCAACAGCCCGGATTGGCGAGATGCCCAGATCGGTCGCGGGCTGTCGTTCGTGCGCGTGTCGTTCAAGTATAGCGCCGAGAAGTACCCGTCCGGCATCCCGGATGTGCGCTTCGTGATCCGCGGGCGCCGGGACATCTACGACCCGAGGATTGGTGCCACTGGCTACAGCGAAAACACCGCGCTGCATATCCTCTGGTTCCTGCGCAACCGCTGCGGTGTGCCGGACGACGAGATCGTATTCGCCAGCTTTGCCAACAGTGCCAGCGTATGTGACGAGATGGTGGCCAACGCAGACGGCAGCACCGCCCCGCGGTACCGCTCTGGCTGCGTGATCGGCGCGGATGAGTCGCGCACTCAGGTGATGCAGAAGCTGGAGGCTGCTTGCGGTGGCAAGCTCATCCGTGTAGGTGGCCGCTGGATGCTCCAGGTCGGGGCCTACTATGGCCCGTATGATTTCGAGATCACCGAGGACATGGTCACTGGCACTGTTACAGGCAGCTCTGAACCGTCCAACGATTCAGCACTCAACACCGTGCGCGGCACTTTCATTGATCCGTCGCAGGCCTGGGCCGAGACGGACTACCCCGAAGTGTCGATCAGCGAGTGGGTGATTGCTGACGGTGGCGAGGCGGCAGAAACCCTGTCGTTTTCCTATGTCAGCGACCCTTATCAGGCCCAGCGACTGGCCAACATTGAGCTGCGCCGCCGCCGGGCCGGTGGAACCCTGTCAATTCCCATGAACTTTGCGGGGTACAACTGTCGGCCGGGCCGATCTGTGAAGGTCAACCTGCCTTCGCTGAACATGGTTGGAGAGTTCATTGTCACCGACTGGTCCATGAGCGCTGACAGCGGCTGCACGGTGTCGGTCTCGCAGAACGAGCCGGCGATCTTCGACGATGCAGTGGGGCAGCCATACAACCCTATCGGCTTCATCAGCCTGCCAACAGGCGGCCTGGGCAGCCCAACTGGGCTTACCTGGTCCACCCAGGACAATGCTGAAGTGGTGCAGGGCACCCTTTCGTGGCTGGCACCCAACGGGGTGGTTACAGGCTACGCCATTACTGTGCGCCAGGGAGCGACTGCGGTTCAGGCCCAGCAGGTGCCGGCCACTACGTTGCAGCTGCCCCTTTCTGGCCTGCCGTCTGGCAGCTATACGATGAGCGTTGCCGCCGTCGGCCCGCTGACTCGCTCCGGTGAAGCCAGCATCGCCGTGGGCATTGACGGACCGCCGATTCCGGAGTCGTGCGTGGTTCAGGCCACCATCGACACCATCACGCTGATCCCTGGCAACGCGCTGCATGGCTTGAACGGCGGC